AGTGATTAACCATCCAAAGTTTTAAGTTATGAATGATAATCAGAATCTCGAATCATCCGAAAGTCAGAATAAGAGGATTTTCGCTTATCTGATGGAAGGTCATCGCATCACGAGTCTCGAAGCTCTGAATCTATTTGGTTGTATGCGCCTCGCATCTCGTATCAGCGATATTCGGAGAGACCATCCCGAAGTAAACATCAAGGTCGATAGGATTGAGACTGCGACCAAGAAGAAAGTGGCTCAGTATTATGTTTCACAATAAATTCAACGCAAGATGAAGAAAGTAATCATTAAATCGATGAAGCTCACCAATTTCAAGGGATTGCGTGACTTCACAATCGAGTTCAATGACTCGGTTACGAGCGTTCTCGGAAAGAACGGCTCAGGAAAGACAACTATCTTCGATGCTTTCACTTGGCTCTTATTCGGCAAGGATAGCGAAGATAGAAAGAGTTTCAATATCAAGACACTCGATGCTCAGGGCGTGGCTATCCCTCGCATTCCGCATGAGGTATCGGCTATCCTGACGGTCGATGATGAGGAAATATCCCTCTGTCGCCGTTACTCTGAGAAATGGCAGAAGAAACGTGGCTCTGCTACTGAGGAATTCACAGGGCATGAAGAAGAAAGGCTCTATAATGATGTTCCTATGTCCGTCAAGGAATGGGGAGAGAAAATCACCTCTATATGCTCAGAGCAGGTCTTTAAGTTCATCACAAATCCTCTCTATTTCTCAGCTCAGAAAACCGATGCTCAGAGAGCGATGTTATTCAGGATGGCAGGAGACATCAGCGATGCGGAAATAGCCGCAGGAAACGAAGATTTCACGGCTCTCCTTGCATCTCTCACAGGTAAGACGATGGAAGAGTATAAGAGAGAGATTCAGGCGAAGAAACGCAGAATCAAAGCAGAAATCGATGGCATCCCTGAGCGCATTGATGAGCGTAAGCGAGATATGCCTGAGGCAGAGAATTGGATACTGCTCGATGCTGACCTGAACACGAAGAAATCTCAGCTTTCAGAAATTGAGAAATCTATCGCAGACAAATCTCAGGCATACAAGAATGCGAGCGATACCCGACTGAAGCTGCAACAGAAGCTCTCGAATCTCCGTCAGGAAAAGCAGAATCGGGAATTCAAAATCAAAGAGAGCGTTCAGAGCGACTACTATGCTGAGTGCAAATCTCAGAGAGAATTGAATGATAATCTATCTTTGGCACAGAATGAGCTATCTCGTGTCCGCTCTGAGATGCAAGGCTATCAAAAAGATTTGGAAGCTCTCAAAGCCAAGCGGGAAACTCTCATCGCTGAATGGCGAGAGATTAAGGCTCGCACTCTCCAATTTAAGGATGATGAATTCATCTGTCCGACCTGCAAGCGACCTCTCGATATTGATGATATTGAGCGTAAGCAGAACGAGATGACCGCCAATTTCAATACGAAGAAAGCATCCGACCTCGAAGAAAACAATCGCAAAGGTCAGCAGGTCAAGAAAAACACTCAGGAGACCGAAGCTCTCATCAAGAAATGCGAGGAACGTATCTCAGAGCTTGAATCTCGCATCGAGACTATCAAGAACAATCCTCTTTATAGCAAATCCCTCGTTGCTCCTGATGCTGCTCCTGCCATCGAAGCCGATGAGGAAATCAAGAAACTCTCACAGGAAATTGCAGAGCTTGAAGAAACCGTCAATACTCCTATCGATGTGCCTGATACGGCAGAGCTGAATGAGCAGAAGAAATCCGTCACCGATGAGATTGATGCTATAAAGGCGAAGCTCGCCAAGAAAGAGACCATCGAGCGCAATGAGGCTCGTATCAAAGAGCTTGAAAAGCAGCTCAGGGAACAGAGCGAGGAATTGGCTCAGTTGGAGGGTATCGAGTTCACTATGGCAGCATTCTCGAAAGCTCGCATCGAAGCCGTTGAGAATCGTATCAATGGACTTTTCTCTCTCGTCAAATTCAAGATGTTCGAGCAGCAAATCAATGGTGGCGAGGTCGAGACCTGTGAGGCTACCGTGAATGGAGTTCCTTATTCAGACCTGAATAATGCCATGACGATAAATGCAGGACTTGACATCATCAACGCAATCTGCAATTCAGAGGGCATCACCGCTCCAATCTTCATTGATAATGCAGAAGCCGTGAACGAGCTGCTGCCTACCCAATCGCAAATGATTCGTCTCGTTGTCACCGATGACGAGGCACTCAGAATTCAATAATCAATTTATGTTTCACAATTCAAAATTTCAACGCAATGGACGAAATTAAGAACATTCAAGACCTTTTGACCAAGTGGCAGGAGGCAGACAAAGAGAACAGAGGATTTATCCTCATCACCTCAGAGAGAAAAGAGAAAGGCAAGAATTCAGATTCTTATGCTGAGACTTGCGCAGTAGTCGGCAGTGGTGAAATCCTGACGGCAGGAGTCGCAGGACTCATCGAGAATGGCGAAGCTCCTTTGCTCGAAATCATCAATAAGGCAAAGGCTCATCTTATGCTCCGTGACCTTGCAAGAAAACTCAATTCCTAACCCTAAACTCAACGCATTATGGCAAATGAAATCCAAAAGCAGGAGCGTCCTATCGATTTGATGAAATCAGTCATCAACGCTCCATCAGTCCAAGAGCAGTTTCAGAACGCTCTCGGCGAACACAAAGATGCTTTCGTGGCATCGCTCATCGACCTCTTTACAGGCGACAAGCAGTTGCAGACCTGCAAGCCTGCTCTCGTGATTGCAGAAGCTCTCAGAGCTGCAACCCTGAGACTCCCTCTCAATAAGGCTCTCGGTTTCGCCTACATCATCGTATTCAACAACTCGGTTAAGAATGCAGATGGTTCATGGTCGAAAGTTCCTACACCTACATTCGTGCCTGGCTACAAGGGATATATCCAACTCGCTATGCGCACAGGTCAGTATCGCACCATCAATGCCGATTTCGTTTACGAGGGCGAGATGAGAAAAGTATCGAAGCTCACAGGTGAAATCGCTCTCGATGGAGAAAAGAAGTCTGACAAGATTATCGGCTACTTCTGCTATTTCGAGCTGCTCAACGGCTTCAATAAGACCCTCTTTGTGAGTGTCGAGGATATGGCTGCTTACGCTCTGAGATATTCTCCATCATTCAAGGGTAGCAAGAAACCGAGTGTAGAGGCTCTCATCAAGCTCGCTCAGGCAAACCAGCCATCAAGCAAGGTCGGTTGGGAGGGCAACTTCAACGATATGGCGTTAAAGACCGTCATCCGCCGTTTGCTCTCGAAGTATGGCTATCTCTCTGTCGAGATGCAGAACGCTCTCTCTAAGGATGTCGAGGACTCTCAGATGAGCCGAAACGACCTTATCAGCGAGAATGCGAATGGTCAGGCTATCGAACTCGAGAACGCACAATACGAGGAAGTCGATACAGAGACAGGCGAAATCAAAGAATCAGAAGCAGCTCCTTCTGACAATGCAGAAGAAGCTCCAAGTTACTAATATCTAAATCAGGACAGGGAATGGTACTCAAATGTTTAGGCTCAGGTTCATCGGGCAACTGCTATCTTTTGGAAGCCTCTGACGGCGTTTTAATCATCGAGGCAGGTATTCCTGCTATCGAGATAAAAAAGGCTCTCAGATTTCAATTAAAGCAGGTTCTCGGCTGTGTTATCTCGCATGAGCATAGAGACCATTCCCGAAGCCTGAAAGATATTCTCTCCTATGGTATCAGGGTCTTGGCTCTGCCTCAGGTGTTCGATTCTCATAATCTGAGGAATCGGGTATTCTGCAAGGAGATTCAGCCGATGCACGGCTATCAGGTCGGAGGATTCAAAATCTTCTGTCTGAGCGTGGCTCACGATGTGCCGTGTCTTGGTTTCGTTATAGAGCATAAAGAAATGGGCAGACTGCTATTCGTCACCGATACGATGATGCTTGAATACCGATTGCCGAAGCTCAATCATATCATGCTCGAAGCGAACTATGCGGATGACATTCTCCTGCAAAACATAGAATCGGGCATCGTGCCGCACTCGATGAAAGACCGCCTCCTGCACTCGCATATGGAGATTGAGACTACGAAAGGGATTCTCATGGCAAATGACCTCTCTGAGGTGTCAGAGATAATCCTAATCCATCTCTCAGGAAACAATAGCGAT